TCCAGCAGCTGCACGGACTTGTAGACCCTGCGCTCAGCCTGTTGGATGAACGTGTCAATCTGCTCAGTAGACGTCAGCGAGCCCGTACCCGGAGTGTTCGGGAAGTCGTTCTCGGTATACGCCTTGATGGTCTTGACAAGGGTCGCGTAGTTCACGGCCTAGCAAACCTTGCAGTTAAACGTAGTGCCTTTGGTTGCCGCACCAGTGCCCCGGATTTTCATCGCGTTGGGCTTGCTGGCAGAGTTCGGATAGCCAGCCGTCTTCGGCGTAGCCACCTTCACCGGCATCCGCTTGTTGTATTCGTTCTTGTCGCTGTGCTCGGGCACGGTACTCTCCTAGCTGGTTGTCACGGTAACCGTGCCAACAGACACTGCCAGTTGTAGCGTATCTGTAAGCCCAGTTAAACCCAGAGGGTTAGCAAAGCCAACAGGATTAAACCCCCAGTAAATCTGGCGAGAGCCCTGACCGGGGTAGCTGTCAATACCAGCCCCGGAAGCAAAGTAGCTGTTGTCTCTGCGAGGGTCACGCAGCGCCTGCGGGTCAACGACAGGATACCGCCCCACCATCAACTGCGGCTGGTCAGGTACCCAGCAGGCGTTACAGACAAGAATTTTCGTCTTGATCTGGTTTATGGTGAGCGCGCGAAGCTTCTTATACGGCAGGCGGAACCCGCACCGGTCGCATTCAGCGATAGCGTGCTTGCCGGAGGCGAAGGCACCAGCCATGACTACCTCCCTACGCGGGGCACAATACGCAGGGTAGACTTCACGCGGTCTTCATCCGAGGCCATCTCCCACTGCTCATTGTACATGGCCTTGAGCATGTCTACCCGGGAGAGCGCGCTGGGGATTTTAAGAGCCAGATGGTAGGCCAGCCCCGCCACCAGAACAGGCATGAAGCGGAAGGGGATGTCGAACGTACCCGTACCCGTACCTGCATCCTGCATGCGGCGCAGTCGCCAGTAGACGAAGGTGTAGTAGCTGCTCTGGTCCGGTATGGGCCAGAAGGTGAGCTGGGGGTACTGAATACCCGTAGGCGTCGTAGCGCCAGACTGGCGGTCGATCCAGACCTGCACAGGGCGTCCCGTGGCATTCTTGTTAGGCACTGTAGCGTAGGTGCTGCCGCTAATGCGTGGGATGATCATGTCCGACTGGTTAGTTCCGGAAGACGTGCGGATCACAAAGTCCAGCAGGTCAACGGTGTCAGCCGGGAGGTCGTAGGTAGCGGTGCCCGCCACGAGAGGGATCGACCCCTCTTCAACAGTCCACAGGTTAATACCCCGATTAGCCCACTCCATGAGCATCAGGTTGAGGCTGCGGCGCGCAGTCCTCATGTCGTAGCCGGTCCGCATCTCGGCCCCGCATCTCTCATAGCTTTCTTCGAGCAGAGTGTTCAGGTCGAGATTAAACGCGGTGGTGCCTGTGGTAGTCACCGGTTACCTACTTCTTCTTTTGGCCCATCCACGGAGGCATGGGCTTTGCGCCCTTACCCTTGGCTTTCATGTCCATCTTGGCACCCTTCTTGGCAAAGGGTACGAAGCCACCTTTAGCCATGGCTTTGCCGCGAGCGGGCTTACAGCTGGAGGCGCGCATCTTACTTGCCGTTCGACGGGCGAGTGGCGGGCTTCATTACGATGTTCTTGCCCTTGGTCTTACCCTTGCGGGCGATACCGTCAGCAGACTTAACCTTAAAGCTCATATCAGTCTCCTTCTTTGCCTACAGCCTATGCTCTTTACGCAACTGTTCAAGCTTGTGATCGAGTTTGTCGAACCCCGCATCAATACGAGCCAGAAGCTTGTCGGCGTCCGCCTTGTACTCAGCCCGCGTGACGTGGTCCCGGGCGATCTCCTCCCGGGTGTCTTGCAGCTTCACCTCCAAGGCGACGAGTTTGTCGTTGTATCCCTTGAAAAACACGGTGAACACCGCAAGCACAAGCCCGGTGACGAAGTTCCAGATTGCCGAGGCCGACAGCCCGTCCATGGTATTACGGGTTAGCGGGCTGGGCAGTGCCGTCATCGAGGCGCTGCACGTAAACAACCGTGACCACAGCAGCCCCAGCGGTGGGGTTACCACCAGCCGCCGTAAACGTGCCCGTCACCGTGACATCAGAAGTACCGATGTTGTTGGTTGCAGAGGACACCAGCGCCGCATCAAGCGTTGCCCGCGCGGTCTGCGCAGTGGTGAGACCAATGTCGATAGTGGTCTGGAAGGCGTTCGCGGTACCGGTCTTGCCGAACGTGGTGTTGACCGCCGACACCGAGCCACCCGAGATGGCGGTGGTCTTCTCGACTTGGAACTGGAGGATTTTAGCCCCGGCAGGCAGGGTGAACAGGTTCACCGCCGTAGGAGACCCGAGCATCGACGCGAAGCCGACCGTAGCCGACTGGGTCAGAATAACGAGACCTGCGTTGATCTGGGTAACGGTGCCAGTGCGCTGGGTACCCGCGCGAAGTGGGCCGCTGAAAGACGAGAAAGCCATGCCTTATCTCCGTGTAGTAGCACAACCCCACGCCGTCTCTACTAAGTCTGCTAGGGCAGTCGGAGTGGGTAAATCACCTAGTCAACAACCACTACACCATACGCACGTATATGCAAAGAAAAAGGCGGGGTTACGCGTAGCGGAAGAGCCACCCAGTATAAGGCCCACGAACAAGAGCCTTACCTGACTTAAGCGCACGGTTCACTGTAGATGGTTTGAGGCCCATAACTTCGCGCAGGGCGCGTATGCTTGAGTAGTGTGTCACTACGCCTGACGGGTCTACAACCTCTACAGGCTTACGCACTTTCTCTTTGAAAGCGTCGGACCGGGGCTTGCCGTAGTTAGGGTTACCGGCACCAGACATCGCTGCACGTATTTTGGCCCGCGATGCCGCAGACTTTGGCCTGCCTACGAGAGACCGCCTGATCTTCTCACGAGACTCTGGGGTGTGGGCACGGCCACGGCTGCTAACGCCTATGTTTGCCTTAGCCTCAGCGGTGTGTTTGTACCCCCACGTCGGGCTAAGCTCTCCAGACAAACCAAGAGATGGTGCCGAAGCGTCGGTACCTATGTTGTAGCAGTGGGGCTGTCCCACATTAGGCTTAAGCCAGCGGTTTTCCGCGTCCAACAGCTGCGCCTTGTTTTCTACTATTTCCACCACGACAAACACGAAAGCCTGTTCGCCGTACTTCACCCACGCGTGCTGCAGGTGCCGGTTCTTGTGCTTGCCTGTACGTAGCTCTGAGAAGTGTCGGGTCTTCCGTTTACGGAAGCTAACCGCGCTCCCGATGTAGAACTTGTCGTTCAGCACATTGATAATTTTGTAAATGCCTTGGTCCATATGTTCCTCCTTAGTGATTTAGACACAGGTAACGTCGCGCGGCGGGGGGCTAGGTACAAAATTCGAACAAGTAACACAAGACATTAAAAAAGTGGGGGCCGAAGCCCCCACTAAACCCCTGAAAACTAAGGGTTTTTTCCTTAAGCGCCAGCAGCGCCGTACATTCCGAGCGGATCCGACCACCCAAAACTGTACCTCTCTCTGGCTTTATACCGGACGTTCCCGGTATCGAAGTCTCCATCCATTGAGGTCGCCATAGGCGTCCGGACGAAGTGCTTCAGGCCGTTGGGCACGTCGGTGGTCAGGAACCACGCATCGGTGTCCGTCAGGAAGTGGTTGACGGCGTAGCCTTCAGGGATCGCACCGTTGTTCTTGATGGCGTTCAGGTCGTTGTCAGAAGTACCGACACGACCTTCGGTCTCAAGCAGGCGGGTGGCGATGAACATGGAGGCGGGCGGGATGATCAGCTTGCGGGGGTTAGCCGCAATCAGAAGTCCGCGCTCGTCAGCCCAACCAGCAATCTGGATGACTGCGGCTTCCAGCGACGTCTCGTTCAGGTCCGACAGGGTAGCCGGGATGTTCGAGTTGGAGTCACCGTTGACCAGCGTGTGGGTAGCCGAGAAGAGCGGCTGACCGTCACCGCCAGTGGCGAGGGCCGAGAAGCCGTTGTTCAGGATGGCAGCAGCCTTGGTCTGCTTGGTGTACGCCATACCCCGGGCCAGAGCCTTCGTGTAGCGCGCCGACAGGGAGTCATAGAGGTTGTCCTCGATGGCCTCTTCCGTGAGCGAGAAACCGAGAGCGATGGTCTCGTGGTTGTAGCGTGCGGTCCAAGCTTCTTGGCCGTTGTCGTACCGAATGGCAGCCCCTTCGTCCTTCACAGGAGCGGCGGAGAAGCCAGACAGCTTCGTCTCTTCTTCGAAGGAACGTTCCGAGGACTCAACCTCGAAGATTTCCTTATGCTCCTCACCGTAGCGACTGTACTCCAGACCGAACAAAGCGTTCAGACCGGGCAGGAGCTCCTTGAGAAGCTGTGCGCGTGAAATAGCCATTTCTCAATGCTCCTTTAGACGGCGGTGGCGCTGGTGTAGCCGTGGATGGCGTGATTGATCTTCACCAGAATTTCCGGGTAGATGGTAAAGATAATCGTGGACGCCGCTGGGATAGGCGTGGCGGTGTTGGCCGAGGCCGTGGCGATGTTGATCGTGACCGAAGTCGCACCCGCAGAAGCACCTGTCGTGACGAACGAACCCGTACGCACAAGCTGGCCGTTGGAGGCGATATAGGAGACGTCAGTGCCGACCGGGATAGCTCGTGGCAGACCCGAACCCGTGAGGGTGATGGTCGTACCGGACGAGGAGCCCGTAGCCACAACCGGAATGCCGGTCTCTTCCACGATACCCACGCAGCGGACCGGGAGGGTGGTCGTGACCGGAGTAGCGGACGGAGCCAGCACGGCGTTGGCGGAGTTACCCGTCAAGAGGCTGGAAGCGACAGCGGCGTTGTCGATCATGGACAGGTTTGCACCCACCATGGAGAACGCACCCGAGGCAACAACCGTAGTAGCCGAGCACACGACTGCCTTGAAGACAGCGTCATAGTCGTCAACCACATAAGCAACGCCGTCACCCGCCAGAGTGCCCGTGGGCCAGTACTGCGAGAACTGCTTCTGCTTGGTCTGGGGGTTGGTGAACGAGCAGCCAAGGAAAATACCCGTGGTCTGGTTGTTCGTGGTGGCCGTAGTAACGGCAGAGCGGTTCATGAAGCCTGCACCGCCAGTGTTACCGGCAGCAGAGAGCTTGACGAAGTCACCGAAGAAGGTGTTCGCGTTGTACCCATACTGGATGGGCATCATACGCGTGGAGCCTGCATAGACCTGACCGCCAATAAGGTTTTGCGGGATCAGGCCGTACGGGGCTACGATATTGGGGTAAGCCATAATCTTTCCCTATGTTCCTTTGCCGAATGATGTGGAGGATTTACGCTCCTTGAAGAGCGGCATCCTTGGGTCGTTGTTACGCATGAAGTTGTTATCCACAGAGGCGTTTTGCGCTTCAGCCTTGGAGGCGAAGTGGGCACGACGCTGGTCCATGAACTCGGTCGGGATTTTGCAGAGCAGAAGCCCGCCAATCTCGATGTTGTCCTTGAAGCGGCTGCTGGGGTCGGCCAGCAGAGCAAACTGGGGCTGCTCTTCTACGCGAACCGGTTCCCAACCTTCCCGGAGTTTACCGGACATGTTGCGGGGGTCCGCCTTGTCGAGCGCCGAGACCCTGATCCAGCGATGCGAGTACCCCGGCTGGGGGTCGGGCGCAGGGAGAGTATCGGCAGGTTGCCACGATTTCGGGCGCTCTGCGGTGGCACGGGTTTCAAGGGCGCGTGGCGTCCTCACCGTGTCTGCAGCTCGAACCGAGGGGGCGTTGAGTTCGTCAAGGGACAAAGTGCTCATGATTTCCTATCCAGCTTCAGTTGTTCAGCAGCGTATTGCTCGTTCGTGAGCCCAAACTTCTTGGCAAGTGCCGCTTGGGAGCTACGAAGAACGATCTTCCGGGAAGATGTGCTCCGAGTTGCGGGAGCAACAACGCTGGAAGCAGCGCTGGGTTTGGCGCGCCGTTCGGGGGTGCGCGAAGCTTTGTCCCCGAAGTACTCAGGGAACCTGCGGGCCATCGTGCTGTCGATGGACCTCCAGTAATCAGCAGTGCCGACGAATGCATCGCCGTTCTGCTTTGTGAGCTTCTGGTGGAGCCCAAGAGCCGTCGCCGTCATCTCTTCATCCGTACCAAACCACGTATTGCGCTTTTGCCACGCTTGGGTATTGGCGTCTGGAGTCGGAACAACTGGCCGCTCTTCGGTTACGGCTACCTCAGTATCTTCATCCTGTAAAGTGGGTTTGTATCTTTTCAGGTTACGCAGGCGGTCTTGGGCGTCTGAAAGCTGTTCTTGTGCCTCCAGAAGCTTGTCGGAGTCTCCGAGTTCATACGCCTGCTTGTACTCACGACGCGCCTGCTCAAGTTCAAGAGTGGCGGTTTCCGTCGCACTACTGACGGCATACTCTTCACCACGGTTGACCGTTTGCTTGAGGCGCTTGTTTTCTTCAAGGAGGCGAGAGGCGTAGGACACAGCCTCGGCGTTCTCGCGCAAGACGCGCTCTTTCTCACGCCTCTCGTCGTGCCAGACCTTCTTGAGTTGCTTGAGTTTGGTCTTGGCTGCGCCCGTGTATTCTTCGAGCTCATCAGCCTCAAGGTCTTCAACAATCTCCTTGGGCATAGGGGTCTTACCCTTGTCCTCATCAGGAGTATCGTCTTCAACCTCTACCTCAAGCTCATCACCTTCAAGCTCAAGGACTTCGCCTTCGTCTTCGTCGTCATCCATTCCCGGGTAGCCGCTGTCTTGTCCAGCCATGGTATTTTCCTGTTTGTGGGGGTTAGAGTAGGTGGAAGTAAGAAAAAGAGTTAACCGCGACTGATACCTCTCGGGTCCTCCACGGTGCCTTCAACTGCATCGTCGTTGATGATCCGGAAGTCACGCCCGTGGATTTTCACCCGCGTACCGGCGTGCGGGCGCACGAGGATAAAGTCACCTTCCTTGCACCATGGGCCGGATGGAAAGCGCTTCGTATCCGCGTAGCAGTCGGGGCCGAGCTTGGCCGCGTAGAGGACCGTCGTGAGAAGCTCTTCGTTCTGCTTGGTGAGGTCTGCCTTCAGCACGCCTCCGTCAGTCTTCTCGTCCACCAGCGGCACGGCGCACAGGATGCGGTAGCCAGACGGGGTCGGAAGCTGCTTGGCCCGGTCCTCAATGGGAACCTCAGGTTCCTTGGGCGCGGCCTGCGCCTTCTTCACGTGCGGGGGGATGATAAGCTCACTCATCGCCAGCCTCCACGCGCGCGAGGGCTTCCTGACAAATAAACAGGGTGGTCTTCAGGCCGCGAATTTTACCAGCGGCAAACTTGTATTCCCCGAAGTCCTTAGCCCCACCGTTAGCCATGTCCTCGGCCATCCGGCGTATCTCATCTTCGATCCTGTTTGTAAGGATCAGCAAGTCATCTCTATCCACTAATCACCCGTAGTTTTGGCCTTGGGTTTGTCCGCGGCCTTCTCTTCACGATCCCGGTCCATGAGGTCTTGGGCCATCTCGACGCCCATCCGCATACCGTCAGCCTCTTGCTTGGCCTCCAGAGCGTCTTTAGCCTCGGCAACCTTTGCCCCCACTTGCATACCGGCGATGCGTTCCTGTGCCTCAAGCCTCTCGCGCTCAAGGTCGATCTTGTCTGCCTGAGCTGCGGCGTCTGCGATGAACTTCTTCTCTTTCACCTCAACTTCGCGTCTCTTGATCTCCATCTCCTGCTGCTGCATCTGGACTATGGGGTCCTGAGCAGTTTGTTGAGCCTGCTGAGCGGCGGCAGCTTGCTGGTTCTTCCCGAGGGCTTGCTTGGCGGCGACTGCCGCAAGTCTGGAGATGTTGGTCTCCGTGTCCTCGTCCATGACGGCGTTGGGGGGCGGGTATGGCACACCAGCCTCGTCCTCAATCTGTTTGCGGTAGGCGAACGCGATGTGTTCCATGAGGTGCGCCTGAAGCGCGCCCATCAGCATCTGGGCGTTGGGGTTCTGACCCATAGCCTGCATGATCTTGGGGTCCTGCATCGCGGCTGTATGCACCGCGATATGCGCGTCGTGGTCTTGGTAGATGAAGGCCTTCAGAGGCTCGCCGCGCAGGGCGTCCATGTTCTCGGACACGGGGTCCTTCGGCTTCTGGTCATCTTCCACAGGGACGAGTTTATCCGCGTGCTGGATGCCCATACCCTCAATCATCTGCCTGTGGAGCTCTGGCAGGTTGTAAATCTGCGGAGCCATCTGCGCCATCTGCAGCACGGCTTGGTACTGCACGACCTTCTGCGCCATGGTGGACGCGTTGGGGTCGCTGACCGGGATGACCTCGACCATGTCGTAGTCGGACTGTTTAACCGACGCCTCACCCTCATCAGGCTCGTAGTCGTAGTCGTCTGGCGTGAAGTCGCGGATGATATCCTTGAGGAGCTTGAACTCCTGCTTCATCGCGTAGTGGATGCGCGCCTGCACAGCGCTCATGGTCTTGAGAGTGCGTTCGAGAATAGCGAGAGTGGTGCCTACCGGGGCCTGCCCCGACATGTCGGAGAGCTTGAGGTCAGCAGCGCCAGCGAACCTGCGGCCTTCTTCAACGATTGTGCCGAGCAGCGCAGACAGAACCATCGACGGCTCTTTGTACGGCAGCGGCATAATGTTGTCGCGCATCGTACCGCTGGCGACGTCCACGTCGCGGAACTCACCCGGACCGACCGGGGTGTCGTCCCCCTTGATCCTCAGGCCTTTGGTCTTGAAGCCACCGGGGAGGTTTGAGAGGGTACCGGCGTCCACCAGCTGGCGCAGGAGGGAGGTGCTGGACTTGGCGAAGGCACCGATGAGGTGGATCAGGCCGAAGGCATAGAAGCCGAAGCCGGGGATGTACGCGTAGTGTACGAGGTGGTTGCGCTTGCGGAAGTTGACGTCGTCTGGCTGCCAGTTGCGGCGTATGGCCAAGGTCTTCTTGGAGTGCTTGTCGATGGTGACAATGTAAGGACGGGCAATTCCGTCGTCTTCTACCTCGTCATCGCCCTCAACGATGCAATCCACGTGCATCTCGAGCAGCTTGTGGCGGTCATCCGCCGACGCGCGGAAGCCCTGCTGCTCCGCAATCTTCTTCTCCACCTCGTCAAAGCTGTCTTCAGGCTCTCCGAGGTCCACTTCCGCCGAGTAAAAACCCGCTTTCTGGAGCTTTTTGACCTCGTTCGGCGTTTTGCGCATGATGTGGGTCACGCGCTCGCAGGTTTGCAGGTTTGAGGCCCCGTACGGGACGACAACGTCCTCTGCAGGGATGAAAATAGCGGTCTGACGGCCCAGATTAGGGTCCATATAGACCTTCTTGAACGCGTTTCCGGCAAGACCGAGACCCCAGAGCAGCCTTTCGTGTTCCGGACGGTACTCTACCATCACATCCGTGAGCTGGTAGTTCATGTCTTCTTCGACGCGCTGCGCGGCTTCGCGTTTCTCGCGGGTTTCCTTGCCGATAATCTCTGTCCGCACCGGTCCTTGGGCCGGGAAGGTAGACATCATGGTCTCAGCTTGGAATTTGACGAGCGCTTCCGACAGGAGAGGATGATACACGCCGCAGGCGTCCTGCCACGGCTCTGATCTCTCCTCGATTTTCATGCCGAGCAGCTCAAGACCATCTACGTAGGTCTGTATCCAGTCCTTGCGGGAGTTGATGTCGTCTTCGAAGTCTTCGAGGAGCTCTGTAGCCAGAGCGTCTACGACTTTAGCATCCAGCTCTTCAACGAGGTTTCGCGAGAAGTCGGAGTCAATCTCCTCATCAAACTCGTCGTCCATGGCTTCAGCTTCGAGAAAGTCTTCCGGGTCGGGCTCTTCTTCCACGACGACTTCGACATCTTCACCCGGGAAGAGGTCGTCTTCAAACCCAAGCCCTGCTGGGGCGCGGTTAAGCGCTTTCTCAATAGCCATAAGCTGAAAACCCCAAGGACTGTATCGGTAAGCCTATAGCATAGTAGGTAGAAAGGAAAAGTAGAGAGGTTTTATTGTCTGGTTAGTCACGAGGGCCTCTTCGGGCATCGGGGCGCACATGAACGGCGTCGAAGCCTTCCTTTGAGCTTAGGCCGTTGGCTTCAACCTTGGCGTCAACCGCGCCTAGCTTGACAAGCACTTCATGCAAGGTGGCGTTTAGGTCTGCGTGTGAGGGCTGGGTCACGTGTCAAAATCTGCCGCCGTCAGCGCAACGTTGGCATAAGTCCGGTTGCCGCTGAACGTGCCGCCTGTTTTACTTAGCAAATAGCCGTATTGGCCTGCCTCTAGGATGCAGTTTGTCATAGTGTTGTTTACACCCGCCGGATTAGTTTTGACGGTAAAAGGGATTGCGTTTGGCCAAAGCGGATTTGCGTTCATGGCGGTCAGACCAATCATAATTGTGTTGGCGATAGTGACCGCGCCGGTACCCGGACATGACCAAACGCCCGCCCAGCCGGTACTGGGAGGCTCGCCGGGATACGGCGTTCTAGCTTGCCCATTCCCCACCACGTCAATCATGCAATTGGTGACGGACAAGGCTGCGGGCGTTAGCGCATTGTATTGACAAAGCTCAACGTGAGCGCCTTTGCCGGG